CGGTAACAAAGCCTTGAATTTTTTGAGGGTTAGTGATAAAATCTAAGATACCAGATTTTTCAATGAACTCAATAAAGATAGTCTTGATTCTGTTCATTGTCTCAGTAAGACGTTCGGCAGTAGAAGTTTGCGTAATATAGTTATATGCATCTTCTCCGATCTTTTTGCTTATTTCTGCCTGTGTTAAACCTCTTTGCTTTAGTATTCTTAACTCTTCTTGAGCCTGTTTTAAATTGGTTGCGCCAAGTTTTCTATAATAGTCTTGCTGCTTAAGAACATCAGCTAAACCGTCTCTAGTCATACCTACGGATTCTGCGATTGCTTCTTGCTGTATTCTATTCATCCGTAAATACTCATCAGTACTTCCTACCTGAGTATTAATCTCTTTTGCAAGAGTTACGAGATCGTTATTAAGAGCTGCTTCACGAGCTCTAGTAAGATTAAGCTCCTTGCCGGTTAATACTTGAGCTTCCATCTCTTTACTAATACTACCTTCAAAGTCTAGGAAACTACTAGCGATTCCGTCGAGCTGTTTCATCTCGTAGCCCATTGCTTTAGTTATCATCAAAGACTTAGCAAGCTTTTCAGGGTATTTTGTAAAGGTCAGTCCAAGAACGCCGGCTTGTTTACTGGCTTGAGTCAGTACCTCTCTGAATTCAAATGCAACACCAGTCTCGAATTCAAATGCTTTGGATTGAGCTAAAATACTCTTTGTAAGCTTTTCAGCGTTTCTGCCCGTCGTAACACTAGTTTGTGCTATAGCTTTTCTCGTTTCTAGTTCAAGGCCTGCAATCTCTTTTAGCTTGATATTATTCTCGAGAATACTGCTAGTAAACTGACTTCTGACACCGAGTGCTTTTGTGAGTTCAGCTTGAGACTCCATCAATCTAGTCTCGTTAACTACTATATTATCGCTAGCCTTAGCTATAGCTCTAAACTCTTCTTTTACTCCTTTAGCTCTATCTTTTGAGATACCTACATTACGGGCAAAATTAGTTAATCCTTGATCGATACCTAATACTAGATCAACAACCCCTTTAAGTATACCGACTAATCCACCAAGTAGACCTCCTATGATAGGGATTTTGCTGATTATGTCTTGAAAGCCTCCAAGGAGACTTGTAGCGCCGGTACCGGAAATACCTCCACCGCCTACCCCGTAGCCTCCTCCAATTCCTCCTGATACTAGACCTGATGCTTGAGCTAATGGAGCTGCAACACTACTCTTTATTAATCCTCCTATAGCTTTAAAAGGGGCAGATAACTTATCTAACCCTGCTTTAATACCAGCTACGAGTCCAGCTATTCCCAGTACCCCTAATATTCCGGCTGCTGCGCCTTTACCTCCACCGCCTCCGCCTGCGCCTGCTGCGCCTGCTGTGGTTCCGCCTCCACCAGGCGGTATATTTGCTCCTCCGCCTGCTCTAGCTCGAGCAATATCGATTTGTCGCTGTCTTTCTTCTTTTGTTCTAAAGAGATTTGCAAGTCTACCGCCAACTCCTCTTTCTTTATTTATGTCTGCAATCAACTTCTTTTCAGTAATAAGAGCATCTTTCTTTTTCTTTGCCTCCATTTCCATAGCTCTTAACTGTCCGCCTGCGGTACGTTGAAGAGCTGCTTGCTTCTTTCTTTCAGCACCCAATTCTCTTTCGATCTGTTTAATTAGGTTTTTATTTGCTGTAGTAGAATTAGCTTTTTTTCTTTCTGCTAATTCTTCTTCTAACTTCTTAACCTCTGTAGTAACCTTACTGTACTTGTTTGCATCAATAACGGCCTTTCTCCCTAATTCTTTGATTTCTTTTTGTAATCCTAACTCTTCTTGCTTAGCCTTTCTAATCTTCAAAGACATAGCAAGATACTGGTTCATAAGGCTAAGATCTTCTTCCCTTATTGCACCTACCTGGCTCCTAGCAAGAGCTTCTTGCTCTTCTCTTTCTTTTTTTGTCATTCTATCGGCCATACTGTACTATTCTCTAAATAAATAGCTATTTACCTCTTTTTTACCTTCGAGACATAAGTAGGAGGTTCTACCTTAGATTTGATATCTGGCTTAGAAATCAAAGGTTTATCGGCAGTAACGGTCTGGCGCTCGTTCTGTATTTCTTGGAGCTTTTCTAGATGCTCGTTGATAAACCTGATATTGAGACGGCGTTCGTTGACCGGCATATCCATGACTTCAGACCATGAAAAGCCTCCACCGCCATGGTAAGTAAGTTCGAAAACCTCTCTTTTATAGATTTGACGATACTCAACTCCCGGGAAAAAAAAATTCCGCTGTCAGCGGCAGGCTCTCCTCGACCTCTTTTCCGGATGATAGTGTAAAATTGACTGTTAGATCAATATCTGGCGTAATTGATCCAATATAGGATCTTAGCGGATTAGAATCTTTAGCAATTAACGCATTATCAACGAATTCTCTTACTGTCTTAGGTTCGTAATCACCGTTAACTGAAAGAATTTGTCTCTTAAGTCTAGTGGTAATTTCGCCGGCAGAAAGATTAACTTTCTTTAAACTCTTAATTTCGGCATCGATTGCTTTTTCGTCCTCTACAGTAAAGAGTTTGAACGTTACTGTATTTTTGGAATGAGGTAGCTGATAGGTAAATTCGTTCTTATTCTTAAAGATACTGAAATCTACTGTTTTGTTTTTTAAAGTCTGCAAGTCAATAGTAACAGTCTCTTTTGTTTCAGTTTCTGCGTCCGTATACTCAAAGCTATACTGGGAGCCATAAGCGAGAATACGTGCAGCAATCAACAAAGCGTTTCTATCACCTAATAAAAGATCCTCAAATTTTATTGGGGATTTAATGAGAGACTGTAGCATTCTTTCGATTGCTATACCTTGCTTCAATAAATTGACATTCGTAAGAATATCCTCCTCACGAGCAGTCATATACTTCATTTCGACGGCTCCGGAAGAAAGGGGATTTGTTGTTTCGTAAATTTTACCTTGAGAAGGTAACTCAATAGTTTCAGTAGGAATTGTAAACTTTTCAGACATAATCTTGATTTAGTTATATATTGATAAATATATCAAATATAACTTTTCTTACTTGATCTTAAAAATATCTCGTACAAAACCTACACCATACTTGTAAAGATCAAAGATGATAACTAAAATAATTCCTAGGATAGTTGAATAGAGTATAAAAAAGAATATCCAAGTTTGCTGCCAACCGTCAGTCTTACCTTCGATAAATGCAAGCCAGAATACAGTAGATGCTCCTGATATAGTAGTCAAAACAAGAATAGTACGAATAATGATTAGGATAAAGGCAATTTCAAGCCAGAATCTAGCAATTAAATACCCTAAAGCAACTACCGTTAAAGAAACGATGAATAATGTTAACCAGCTCATAACTTTTATTTTATACCTAAATATACATATTCTCCGCTTTGGAAACAACTTTTTACAGTAAAATAACCTATTGAGAATCAATAAGTTATGAACATTAAGATTTCCGTAATACTATAAAAAAAGCCGCTTTTTAGGCGGCTTTCTAACTCATTGAAAATCAAGTAGTTTTAGTAGTTCAGGATACAGTAATCCATTCCGATACCTAGTTCTATTGTAATTGCGTCTTGATTTGACCAATCGTAAGATCCGAAGTTTGCAGTCTTAACGAAAGCTCCTTTGATAATCCACTCAGAAACTACATCTCCTACAGGTCCGAGAATTGATAGATTCAGGTCTTTCTTATAGAAATCAGAATATCCGTCACGTCCGGTTACAGATTCGTGTGATAGACGAATCCACTCCATACAAGCCTGTTGTCCGGAAGGTGAAATTGGATTATAAAGATTCAAGGTCATGTCCTGCCATTCGGCCTTACCTTTGATCTTACGGTATACGTTGATATGGTCAAGCTTTACTTCATTCAAGTTAATATTGGGTGCAGTAGCACTCTTAATCATGAAAGAAGGAATGCCGTCGATATACATGATAAACCGGTTCTGAACGGTAGGTTCATAGGCCGTAAACATTATTTCATTTGGATCTAGTACTGGCATTTTATTCTATGTTTTATATAAATATCTGTTAATACAAAACTTATTTTCCGAGGAATCCACCTTCGCCTGAACCGCCAGCAGATTTTTGAACCTTACTTGTAGCAGAGCTTCCCATCTCCTTAGCTACCTGGTCAACTGTCTTACCTTTGAAAGCCTCAGGATCTTTGTCCATTGCTTTTTTAGCAAGAGCTTTCATACCTTGTGTAACAGCTACAGCTAGCGTTGCACCTCCTCCTAGAAGTTTAAGAACACTCATTCCAAACTCTTTTGCAATCGCAGGATCGTTTATTAGTTGTTGAATAGGTTCAGCTAACTCAAACTCTTTAATCTGCTCTGTGTCTTTCTTTGTAGGAGCTTCTGCTACCTTAGTCTCCATTTCTTCTACTCCCTCTTCTTTCATTTTGCCGGTAGCTTTTACTTCAGGAGCTTTTTTCTCTTTCTTTTCTTTTGGCATTTTAACAGCCTCGGTATAAGCACCGCCTGACATATCTCCTTTTTTAGCCTCGGCAAGTACTTGCTTGGCAAGAGATTCAAACAATTGCTTGGATAAATGCAATCTAACTTTTGTATTATTTTTCATCTAGAGTTATTTTTTAAATTATGCTCCAAAAGTTACACCAGTTGGTAAGATGTTGAAGTCAAGTTGGATGAATTCTGCAGTTCTAGTAGGCTGTAAGTAAATAGCACCTACAAGAAGATTGCGATCTATCACATCAGGTGTGTTATTGGTCTCGTCCATTACTACGCGGAAGGCATAAAGACCTTGACGCTGTTGAACGTAATCAAGATATGGGTTAACTTGAGAAAGGAAGCGATTACGTGTAACGGCTGTATTCTGCTCGAATACAAGAGTCTGTGCAATTTGACCAATATACCCTTTAAGAGCGATCAATAGACGACGTACGTTTACTCTATCAAGTGCAGAAGCACGAGCTTGTAAAGTTTTTTGTCCGTATACTACTGTACCTTGGCCTGGGAATACTGCAATTGGATTTACTCTTCCAGTATATAATGTATTGCGCTGAGCTACAGTAAGACGTCTTTCAGGCTGAATCACAGTTGGAAGACCTCCACGGTTAAGACCTGCTGGTGCAAACCACTCGGCAGATACTTTATCATTGTATTCGTATACTCCAGGAATAATCACAGAAGCAGGTACGAAATTTAAGCGACCAGTTTCGATTGAACGAACCTGAACCCATGGCCAATAAGTAGCACCGTAGCTGTTGTCGTAAGACTGAGCAGCAGTTGTTACTGAATTGATGGCTTGATTGTATCCAACCATATCTACTACTGCAATAGCATCTCCACGGTTCTGAACCATGCTAAGAAGGCTACTAACAATAGATGTTGCATTCTGATTTGTGATACCAGGTGCATAAATTGAGTCGTATACGTACTGATCTTGGTTAGCTAATAGATTGATTGCAGTAGCGTAGTTATCAGGGAATACACCTTGAATATTTGTGGCTGAGTTAGAACCTACAGAAGCTACAGTTGGGATTTGCTCAAATAAATTTAATGCAGCTAAACCAAAGCATCCATACAAAGGACCTACTGCACCACCAAAGGCACCGTTTTGAGATCCGCTTCCGTTTTGAGGAATAGAAGCTGTATAAGCAGAATATGCCTGACCTTGTGGATTTAAGTAGTTAGGTGTAGGCAGGTTAACATTCTTAACGCGTACATACAGAGATGAGTTAGGATAGCTACCTGTAATCTCTAAATACTGCTGTCCGTCGCTATCGGTTGCTACAGTCTGTGTTTGATCACCGATTACGTAAGCAATGTAGTTATTTTGATTTGGATCTAAAGATAGATTAGTCCAAGTCTCAAGTACTGTTTGGTTTGAAGTATAGTCATCACCTCTTCTAATAAGGAGTGTAAATACGCCAGAAGCAGAATCGGCTTGAGTTACTTGCCATCTAACATTGTTTGCGGATCCGGAAGGAAGTATTCCGTTAGTTGCTGTAGTTGCACCTGCGTTATTGTTCATGATGGTACCTACTGAAAGGGTCTCAAGAACAAATGGGCTTTCACCGGAAATGCCGCAAGGGATGAGTGAGGATGAAGCTGCGCTATATGAGCCGCTAGCAACTCTTGTCACTAAAAGGGAAGTACCTCCCTGCTGGAAATAGTTATAAGCAGCTTGAGAGGTCAAATATTCGTAAGTATTGCTGTTGGAAACAAATGTAGTTCCAAACTTAGCTTTATACTGAGAATATGAAGTTACGAGGGTTGGGATATTAGGCTTTCCTACTACAGTTGGGCCGATTAAGGCGGCTCCTACTGTTACCGGACCTGCTGTTACCTGGGAAAGGTCGTTTTCTCTTAGGAATACACCTGGTGAAATTAATGCTTCTGCCATTTTAATGATTTATTTCTAGTAATAAATATCAGTCCGTAAAGGCAAAACCTAATTTATTCCCAAGGAGTACTCTATTAAACAGATAGTTGTGTTATTTCGCCGTTTTCCGGGTTAATAGTACCGTCTCCGTACTTTGCTCCAAGTTCCTTTAATTGATCGCGCTGCTTAATAGCATTCATTTTAATAGCCTCTTTTAGGGTCTCTAATTCGAGATCTAGCAAGGTTCTTTGAAAATGTAATTCACCGAGAACGGCAGCAAGACGTGTAGCATCTTGTCTGTTGTTTTGAAATTCTTGTAACTCTTCTGGAGTAAGTTTTTTGATATCCATGTGTTTATTTATTTTGTAACTTTTTTAGTCGCTTTTTTGCGTGGCTTTTTAGCTTCGGCAGGCTGTACTTCAACAACAGGAGTCTCTACTTTAGGCTCAGGCTTTACGAAAAGACTCTTTAACTTTGCAAGGATGGTTGCGAGTATCATATTTTAGCTGTTT